ATTTTCTTTTGCAACAGATAGCGTTTTACCTCTAATTATTGACCTCATCTTTCTTTTAAACGACTTTACGGTGGATTTTCTTAATAATGTATAATCACCAAAACTTCTGTAACCAAGAAAATCAATGCCACGTTTGAAAGTAGGAAATACCTGCCAGTTACCCTTTATCTTCAAACCTAATTGTTTTAAGTACCATGCACATTCTTTTCTTAACCAGTGTAGATATTTCTTGCTTCTATGTAGAATAACAACGTCATCCATATATCGCCCGAAGTAAGCATGGTCTTTCGTTTCCTTTATCCAGTGGTCAAATTCAGATAGATAATAATTACCAAAATATTGTGATGTATAGTTGCCTATCGGTATTCCTGTGTTTCCTTCTGTACTATCTATCGTCAAATCCAGCAACCATAATAAATTCTTATCTTTGAACTTGCGTCTTAGCTTTTCTTTAAGCAAATCATGAGGTATCGAATGGTAATATTTCCTAATATCAAATTTCAGGCAATACTTTGTGTTTTTCTTATCTTTCATAGCCTTATGTAGCCTTTTTAAGCCATAATGTATGCCTTTATTGGGTATTGCCGAATAGGTATCTGCTATGAAATGCTTGATAAACACAGGTTCTATGATTTGCATAACTGCCCATTGAACAATCCTGTCTGGATAATATGGGAGTTTGGATATAATCCTTTCTTTGCCTGAATCTCTTCTGATAAATGTTTCGTATTCAGATACCCTATATGTTTTATCTTTAAGCATATGGTAGATTTTATCCATGTAATAATACAGATTGTTATCTACCATCTTTACCTCTCTATACCACGTCTTGCCTTTTCGTGCGTTCTGGTGAGCAAGAACAAGATTGTCAAAATCTATTACCTTGTGCCATAAATAACCGTACCGTTTCATAAATACTCCTTTGTGCGTAAATCGAGCGTTCGAGAGTTAACCTACTAACACGATGTTCGCTAATGTTTTGTGTTTTGCCAAGGGGCAAGGTCTAAACCACTAAATCGCAGGTGAAAAAAATTATTTGCACAAAGGTGGTGACTGCCGATATTCATGTTCGTATTCGATGACGAATTATTACCATTCCAATTCCAGGGCCTGGCTTTACCGCTGTTATTCCAATTGCCACTGAAGTGGAGCACGTCATTGGTGGTTTAAACCCATAACTCATGTTAAGCCTACGCCAAAACCGCTACGGCTTAAGGTATATAAAGGAGGCGACCGCCGATAGTCACGTTCGTAGTCGAGGACGAATGATAACCACTCCAACCCCAGGGCCCGGCCAAACCGCCGCCAGCCCAATAGCCACCGAAGAGGAGCACGCGGTTTCCAGTGGCTTCATAATAATAATCACAAAAATACTCTGAACTGCTACCGCTTTTAGCTTTGGGCAAAAATGCCCAATCTGGTGACGTGTAAATATCAGATATATAACCAATGTCATTTGGCAGTGTTAAACCTGTATCCCAATATGGACTCTCGAACTTATCGCTTTCAAATCCATGGTCAGCTATCCACGGATTCCAGTCGGCTTTGATGTTTATACCATCGCACCATTGCCAGACATTCCCCCACCAGTTCTCTATACCTCGATAGCACATTGAGTGGAGTCCATCTGTTGTAATGCCATAGTTGGGATTATCGCTGCCGTATGTTGCTTGACCTGTCAATTCTGCTTTGTATGTACTATTCCATGTTTTTCCAACCACACCCTGACCCAACGCACTCTGACCGTCCAGCGAGGCAAATTCAATTGTGAACAGTAGATTAACCAGTCGCTGGGTTAAAAAATCAACCTGTTCCCAGCCAGGGCCTCTGTTGTGTGCCAGTGTTCTGAAATCAACGATATCTAATTTTGTAAGCGGATAACGCCCTGCAACTGACGCAAGAACATCACCCGTATCTGCTGTTGTATCTGGTGTTGTACCTGTGGGCGAACCGTCAAGGTTATTTATATAGTAGTCTGCTGTTACTGTTGTTTTGCTTGCTGTGAATGTAACAACACCAGTTTCATAATTAACCGTGCCTTTAGTTACATCACTTGTATTTTTCAAATCTCCCTGTGTAGCACTAACATAAGTATCTGTAAGAGTTTCGCCATCAGCGACAATAGTAACTTTTCGTTCTTCTATCTTTCCATTAGCGTTTGTTCCTAAGTCAAGTTGCCAGCTTGTTCCAGAACCAGTAATAGACGTTGAATGCTCTGTTTGGTAATAATCAGCGTATGTAGAACCTGATACATCATAGAAACTTGCTTGAAATGCACCTACGTAAATTTTGTCTTTAATAACACCGTTTCGTATAAATGCTGGGTGTAATGAAAAACCATCTAATTCCTCTGATGCTATATCCATGAACATTACACCGTTGACAAATTCAATTTTGTACCAAACCTGCGATATCTCATCCATTACCTGACCATTTGAACCATCCTCAGCATATCCAGCATCACCATAATAGGCTTTTACAGTTCCGTTTGGTTCACCGAATGTTCCATCATCAACATTACATCTTTTTATAGCCGAAAAATCAAAATTAGCAGTGTTGTAAGCACACTTGCCAAGCAGGTTGACGAACGTTTGACCATAAAGTGTGAAATCTTTTATTTCACCTCTCCCAAGGTTAGTTCTATCTACATTAGTTAATCCAACTAAATTCTCTGCTTGTTCTGTCATTTCCTCTATGCTTAGTTCTAATGTTTTTCGTTGCCATTTGCGCATAAAATCACCTCATGAAAAAAAGAACAAGGGGCTTTCCTGCCCCTTATTCCTTGGCTTTCTTTTCTTTGCCTTTTTTCTGAATAATAGATTCAACCATTTCTGGTAGCGGTTCGCCTTTAGTTGCATTTTGCGCAACACATTTCAACGTAACTTTACCGTGTCTTATGAACCCTTCGTCAGTTATTGTCACTGGTCCAGTTATCTTCGCTGTCTGTGCATTCTTAAACGTGCCTATTAAATTATCGTTTGTATCGTAAACTTCTATAACAAAGATATCTTTGTTCATAAAACCACCTACAATTCTGTGATGTCAGTTGGTGCACCAACAATTTGACCTCTGATGGTAACCTGTGCTTTTCCAGAGGTTGAGAATCTTGCATCAATTGGTCTAACATAACCGTAGTCTTTACCGAATGCTTTGCCACTACCATCGTTGTCAAAAAGAACTTTCATTCCGATTGTGAACCAGTCAGTTGATAAATTGGCAGATACCGTAGTTCCATCTATGCTCTTTCTGAAGTAAGCACTACCATCGTTTGTGCTAACGAGTGCAGTTGTACCGTTACCTTCTTTGTGTGCGTTTATCCACTGGTCTATTGCATATTTTCCCGATGAAACATCATCATCGTTGATATCTATTGTTATAGAAAATTCTGGCAAATCGACTGTATCGTCACCTTCTTCTATCGAACTGAAAGCACCCTGTGGTGCGTAGCCTTCGGCTGGTGCATCTACTACGGGTTCAGGCAGTTCAGGCACGTCAGCATATCCAGTTATATCCAAAGTGTATGGTGTGGTAGCTGTTCCATCGTATAACTGGATATCCACGTGTTTCTTTCTTAAGTATGGTCTTCCCATTACAATTCCTCCTTTAGTTCGTAATAAACTGTTATTGCTCTATGTGTGTAGTTATTTGTGTTCATTTGTGGTGATAGTTCGTATCTTGTTATCTGTAACTCACCGAGTTTTGTTGATGGTTCTTCTCCTGCGTAGTTCATAACGTTGATAGCACCCGAGCCTTCAAGTCCTGCTATTATTGTTGCCATGGCTGTGTCAAGCGTTGCAATATTGGTTGAATAGATGCTTATCTGTGCAAAATCTCTTAACGTGTCTTTGAGATCATCCTGCGCTCTACCCATACTGGATCTAAGTTCTATAAATGTGTCTTCTGTCATGTTGTCATTGGTTGAATCGATATACCATGAAACGGAGTTATAGAGATTGTAGAAATGCGTTCTCAATGAAGCTTGAACGTTCTTGTAAATGTTAGCTGTCATTATACTTCCCTCCGTTTCTTCTCAATCCATGCTTTTGTTCGTTCTTCTATGAACTTTGGTGCTTTTACTTTCCAATCCTCTATCGTTTTGCGAATAAATCCAGCACTGGCAGCATGACCGAATTCAACATCCCAAATGTATTCAGTGTTGTTGTAAATTTTGTAAGCTATCTCACCTGCTATCTCTTCTAAGTTCCAGTTGCCTTTTAAGTTGCCTGTAACTACGGGCGAACGTGTCTTTAAGTCTGAATGTATTGCAACTGCCAAATCTCGAACAACAGCCTCAGCACACTGCTTGTTATAATCCAAGAGCTTATTGAAATAGCGGTTGATTTCATCAATATTGCCCTGGATGTATATGTTCTTTTGCTTCATCCAGCTTTTGCTCATTTCAGATTCACTCCTGCAACATAATAACCAGACTTGTCCTGTAACGTGTCTATCCTGTAATCATTACTGCCTATCGTTATAACCATGTTTGGTGTCAACGTTGTGGTTGTTATCACGAGTTTGCTATCAAGAGTTAACTTGCCGTTAGAAGCATCTATCTGTTTTTGACTAACAGAACCAACAAAAGCGGTTGTAGATGTTGATGTTTCATAAGTTGTTGTCATCAGTCCAGTTACGGGATCTAAAGCCTGTGATTCACCGCTTTTAACCGTTATGCTCGTTTGTGGCATGCTTTCAAGAAAGTTAATGTTAAGATCCTCAAAGTTCTCAAACATAACGAATTCTCCTGTAACGATTCAAAGCAGTTGTTATTGACTTCGGATATTCGGTAGCAAAAGACACCGAATTGCCCTCAAATGATTGAGATTTAATACCTGATATCTCATTGTCCTTGTACTCAACCATCCTAACCGCAGTTAGTTTCAAAGCGTCTGGCAATTCTTCGTCATCATCGTAACCACAAGTACCTCGTATCTCATCCAGAACTGCGCTTATGATCGCTGTTAGCTTTGTGTCGTTGTCTGATGTTGTTATTCCCTTTATCGCTTTGTACTCGGTGAGAGTTAAGAGTGCCATGTAATCACCACCAAAAAAGCGGAGCTAATGCCCCGCTTATAATGTGAATTTGAATGCGTATAAGTTTATTGCTGTTTGTATAGTCGAACTCGTAACTGTGATTTCTATCGTATTAGTATCCTGCAAGAACCGCATAGTATCAAGCGGTCCTACCCAGTATTTCTTGTCAGCAGTTATCCCTGTCTTGGCTAAGTCACCAAGTGCGGACATTGAATAATCACCAGATTCTATCGTTATGGACGTATCTGTCGCACTTCCTATGTCAATGTCAAAGAATAGCCCTATCTTGTCTGTGTCAGTTGTGAATGATACATAGAAAGTGGTAGATGTCGCCTTAAGATCTACTGCTGTTATTTCTGTAAAGCTCGTACCGTCTATTTCAGTTGGAGTACAGTTTATGGTAACTCCAAAAGAAAAAGCTGCCATTAAGACAGCCGCTAAGATTACTATAAGTTTTCTCATTCTATCACTCCTACGCCTGTGCTACATAGATTGAAGCCAAGCAATTAGGCTGTATGACCTTTCTACCGTACACGTAAAGACCTTTGATTGCGTCAGCAAATCTCTTTTCGGGTCTGTATGCTGATGTCTCTGATACCTGCCCGGCAAAGCTGACAGCCTCTCTCGTTCCAGCCAGTACATACCAGTTAGTACCATCATTTTCCAGATTGTTGCTTACAAGCACCTGGAATCCTGCAACAGTTGGTATATTTCCGGTTCTCATATAGTCCTGCCATGCCTGTTTGTAGTCTTCATGCTTGAGCATTATCCCGTGATACCAGGGCGGTATAACTATCCATCGTCCCTGCTGTGGCACGTTAGCCTCATCCATATTAACACTTACATCAATTATCAGTTCGTATGGGCTATCATCACTTGTAGTATCAGTTCCAACGCTATAAGCAGAACCGGAATCATCCAGTGAGATACCTGCATCTCCGTAAAGCCCAGCTATATCCGCATCAATCTCATCCGCAAGCGCATAAGCTGCCCTCTGCATTGCTTTGTCCATTAGACCTACGTTTGACTGTGCAGCATCTACGTCATCAACGTAGAAATGGTAATACTTCATTTGGTCAATAAGCAAAGTCGTCTGCGCACTGTTTAGCTGGTCGGGATCTGCTATCTCGTTGTTAGCGGTGTAAGATTTGATTGTTACATCACCTATCTGGTTGATTCTAACTGTATCGCCAGCGTTCCGTATATCGCCTTCATAGTCAGAATTAACTAACTGCTTGAATACTAATTTCTTGTCCAAATGTCTTAACAGTCTTGTTGACCATATTTCAGGTATAAAATTTGTTACTGCCATTTAAGTCACCTCTTTATAACTTTTTAATCTTGCCTTCCTCGAACAACTTGTTGAACTTCTCTGGATTCTCACGAGCCATCTTTTGTGCTTGTTCTTTTGTGATTGCGTTTGAATCATCTGGTGTTTCTGCTGGCTCACGTCCATACTGTTTCAACAGTTGTTCACTGACTTTCTTTCTGTCGTTTTTTATCGCCTGTTTGTACTTCTCTACTATCGTCTTTGTCTGTTCTTCATCTTCGCCGATTAAGTAGTCTGCTGGTTCTAATGGTAGATCTTCTTCATTTAGAGATTTGATAACAAAGCTTTTTAGTGATTCTCTCTGTCGTGCTTTCTTTTCGTTCTCTACCATTTCTTTCAGCTCCCTAATCTGCTTTTGTTCATCTGATTCTTCCGGATTGATTTCTTTAACCTTTTCTTCCACTATCTTTTGCAAGTTGTTTTGTTTCCAAGTCTCCAATCCTTTGGTGAAGTATTGATCGCGGTAGCTTTTCAATACTTCGTTGTTCTCAATCAGTTCACCCACATTGTCTTTTGTCACGTTAGCCAATGGGTTGAATTCTTTCTTAAGTTCCTCTACCTCTTTACTATCCTTGTTCTCTTTAATTAGCTTTATAGCTTCTTGCAGTTCCATATATATCCTCCTTTTGCCCTCCGAGT